TGGTGATAATCAAAAAGAAGTTTTTACTGCTTACAAAAAAGGTGTTAATCAATTTATATTTGGTGCAGCTGGAACAGGTAAAACTTTTGTATTATTATACAATGCTCTTAAAGAAGTTTTAGACCCTGAATCAAAACCTAGTAGAATTATTATAGTTAGAGCATTTACACCAACAAGAGAAAATGCATCTGATAATACTAACATAGAACAATTTGAAACAAATTATAAAAACATGGTACAATACATGTTTAAACAACCAAATGATGATGCGTTTAGAATGTTATTTGATAGATTAAAAACGCAAGGTGCTATTCAGTTTGCTAGTACATCATTTTTAAGAGGATTAACATTTGACAATGCTATTGTTATAGTAGATGAATGTCAGAATATGAATTTTCATGAACTAGATACTGTGATCACTAGAATAGGTGCTGACACAAAAATTAATTTTGCAGGTGATTTCTTTCAATCAGATTTAATTGATACGAATGAAAGAAATGGTCTACATGACTTCATGAGAATACTAGAAAACATGAAAACATTTACTATTACAGAATTTACAATTGGCGATATTGTGAGAAGTGGATTAGTAAGAGAATATCTAATAGAAAAAACCAAATTAGGTTTAGGAGTGGAAATATGATCAACAATTGGAAATCGAGTTTAGAAAAAATATTACATCACGAAGGTGGATATGTAAATCATCCAAAAGACCCTGGTGGGGAAACAAACCTTGGTGTGACTAAAAGAGTGTATGAAGAATGGGGTGGAACAAAAGACATGAAAGACTTACTAGTTGAAGATGTCAATCCTATTTACAAAAAAAATTATTGGGACAAATGTAAATGTGACGACCTTCCAAATGGATTAGACCTTTGTGTCTTTGACTTTGGTGTTAATGCTGGGCCTGGTAGAGCTGCTAAGTTTCTACAAAGGATGATTGGAACCACGGTCGATGGTGGTATTGGCCCAAACACTTTAAAAGCAGTAAATACATATGTTGAAGAAAATGGTTTAGAAACTGCAATTGATAACTATCAATCTGCTAGACAATCATATTACGAAGAACTATCAACATTCGATACATTTGGTAGAGGGTGGACAAGAAGAGTTGAAGAAACAACTGCTTCTGCAAAAGAACTTATATAATTAAAAAGGTATATTATGTTTAATCATGTGACTACGGTAGAAATACCAAACCTAAAGACTGTAAATATCAATAAGCAAAGATTTTATGTTACACCTGAAGGTAATAAATATCCGTCAATAACAACAGTATTATCTGGTAGATCAAAACAAGGTCTAATGGAATGGCGTAAACGTGTTGGCGAAGATGTTGCTAATCATATCGCAAGAACAGCTGCAAATCGTGGAACAAAAGTACACCACATGTGTGAAGATTATTTAAATAATAATTTTGACGAAGACAAACACAAAAAAGATTTTCTCGCATATTGTCTATTTGGACAATTAAAAAATCAAGCATTATCTAATATAGATAACATCTATTTTCAAGAAGCTTCACTATGGTCAGACAAATACAAAATTGCTGGTCGTGTGGATTGTATTGCAGAATACAATGGCAAGTTATCAGTGATTGATTTTAAAACCTCTTCTAAACCTAGAAAAGAAGAATACAATGAGAATTACTATATTCAGACATCTGCTTACGCAGAAATGCATGAAGAACAAACAGGTACACCAATCGATCAAATTGTGATCTTAGTTGTCACATCTGACGGTGAAGTACAAGAGTTTGTAAAACAAAAACACGACTACTTGCCAAAATTGACAGAAGCGATTGAGGCATTTAATAATGAAAGGTAATATGAAAAGAGACTTACAAATACCAAAGGTGACTTTTAGAGTTAGAGTTGGCGATGTGGTTGAAACAGATGGTGCCTGTGCTATAGGTGGTCAATGGAAAAACATGACAACGGATGATTACTTCTCAGGTAAAAGAGTTGTAATATTCAGTTTACCTGGCGCATTCACACCAACTTGTTCATCACAGCAGTTGCCAGGGTTTGAGAAAGAGTATGGTCAGATTAAACTTCTAGGTATAGATGAAGTTTATTGTGTATCAGTAAATGATAGTTTCGTCATGAACGCTTGGGCAAATCATATGAAAATAAAAAGTGTTAAAATGATACCAGATGGTTCTGGTAACTTCACTAGATTCATGGGGATGTTAGTAGGTAAAAATCATCTCGGGTTTGGCAATCGTTCTTGGAGATACATGGTAGTTATTAATGACGGAAAGATTGAAAAATGGTTTCAAGAACCAGGTATCAATAATGAAGGCGTTGATGATGACCCATACTTTGAGACAACACCTAAGAACATGATAGACTATTTGCGAAATGCTAAATAATAAACCCTTGACTTTAGTTTTCAACTATGATATAAATATAGTTGAATGCGTTGACGGTTTGCAAAAAGTTAGTAAGGACGGTGGTGCGATACCACCCACCTCCACCAACCAAGTTTAAACCCCGATTTAGGGGGTGAAATAGGTTTCGACTACTGACGAGTATCTAATCTGAGTGTTCACAACCATAAGTGCAAATAATAATTTTGCAATGGCTGCCTAATTGCTAGCGTAATTAACGGTCGGGGTCGGCAAGTACCTGGCAACAGAAACTTGCCACTTTAATAGGAAACAGAATGAGTTTATTTAAAATTACACCAAAAACATTTTCATTACAAATAGAACAAATTGCTGTAAAAAAAAGTATAAGTCACTTAGATGCAGTAACACATTATTGTGAAACAAATGAAATTGAAGTTGAAACAGTAGCAAAATTAATTACAAAAGCACTTAAAGCAAAAATAGAAGCAAACGCAAGAGAATTAAGATTAATCTCTTCAGATTTAGAAGGCAGAGGAAAATTACCTATCGATTAATGGAACCCGTTGAAGTTTATTTAATGTATTGTGCGATAAAGGCACACTTTTCTAGAGCAGGGTATGATTATCATAAGTACGGTGGAAAAACTAAAACAAAAAAAATGTCTTTCTATAAAAGAAATGACAGATTGTTTTTTGCAAGGATTGCCAGAAAGTACAAAGATAAAAAAGATGTACAAGATTATTTTGTATCAAACTTCTTGGCAGATAAGAATGGATATATAAAAAATTTTAGTGAAGATAATTATTTAAATTGGAAGAAAAGAATACAATCTTTAACATATAATCTGACAAATGAACTAAGTCCATATTCAGATAGATTTGAAGAGTTATTTAAATGGGAAGACCAACATCCTATATTATTGAAAGAATATCTAGGAAAACGAATATCCATAGAGACTATGGCGATCTTAGACGATCTAGTAGGGTATATTAAGGATTGGGACGATACTGATATAATATGGAAAGATCATAAAAAAATGGTAGAAAAATACAAAAACTTCTTGACAATAGATACTAAAAAGTGTAAACTAGCTCTAATGAAGGTTATTCGATGATTCATTATGTTTATGGAAATGGAGAATCTAGAAAAGGGTTCAGAGTCTCTAGAGAAAATGGAGTCTCTTGGGGTTGTAATGCAATTTATAGAGATCACGAAGTAGATAATTTAGTTGCAGTAGATTATGGAATACAAGGTGAGATCATTGAATCAGGTTATGCAAGAAGACATGAATGTTATTTTAGCGATTGGAATTTAATACCATCAGACATTAATGTAAAAGAAGAATTGTGTAAAGGTTTTAAAGAAGAGAACATATATTACTATGGTAAAGATAAAGGACAAATGGTAGTAAATGGTTCTGGTAGAGAAAAGGATAAAGTTAAAAACGAATTAGGTCTTCATGTCATCTACCCAGATGATGAAGATTTGATCACGCCAATTACAGACCCTAAAGATTGGGGTGCTGGAACGACAGCAGTACATCTAGCTTGTCAAGATGTGGCGTGTGATGAAGTGTATATGTTTGGGTTCGACATTGCTAATTATAGTGATGGTGAACGTATAAATAACATATACAAGGGTAGTAAGTTTTATCTACCCAAAGAAGCAGAGGGACGCAATCCTCATGACTGGCGACAACAGTTATATTTGACATTTAGAGAATTTTCAAATGTTAAGTTTACCTGGGTTAATAATGATTTTAAGTTTATTGAGAAAAGTCGGATTAAAGATTGCCCTAATGTGGAATTTAAAACATACGATAACATACGATAACATAAGGAGACAATAAAATGTCACTAGATAACATAAGGTCTAAGAACAGCTTAGACAAACTACTTGGTGCAGTAGCTTCAGAGAAAGCACCTACTGAGAAAAAATCATACACAGATGAGAGAATATGGAAAGGCGAGTTAGATAAGTCTGGCAACGGATATGCTGTACTTAGATTCTTACCTGCTATTCATGGTGAGGAATTGCCATGGGTAAAAATGTATTCTCATGCATTTCAAGGCCCAACTGGTCAATGGTATATTGAAAACTCAAGAACTACTATTAATCAGAAAGACCCTGTGTCTGAGTATAATTCTAAACTATGGAATACAGGTTTAGAATCTGACAAAGAAATAGCAAGAAAACAAAAGAGAAAGTTATCATACTACTCTAATGTTTATGTTGTTTCTGACCCTAAACACCCAGAGAACGAAGGTAAGGTTTTCTTATACAAATATGGTAAGAAAATTTATGATAAACTTTTGGCTGCAATGCAACCAGAGTTTCAAGATGAAACACCGATTAATCCTTTCGACCCCTTTACTGGTGCTAACTTCAAATTGAAGATTAGAAAAGTAGATGGTTATTGGAATTACGATAAATCGGAATTTGAAGCAACTTCAAAACTCTCTGAGGATGAGTCAAAAGTGGAAGAGATATGTCAAAAATCATATGCTCTATCTGAATTTACTAATTCATCTAATTTCAAGTCTTATGAAGAACTTGCAAAAAGAATGGACATAGTACTTTCTGGTACCACTAAGGTAGGGAATGTGCAAGAGTCCCTTGAGAATGAGGTAAAATCACCTGATTCGAATCCTCAAAAAGAGGCGAAATCTGCACCTCAAGTTAAGGCACAAGATGTAGTGGGGTCAAACGATGACGACACTATGAGTTATTTTGAAAAACTTGCAAATAGTTAAAAAATAACCCTTGACAAATACGGCGACATATGTTATTCTAACTTTAATACAAATGAAAGGAACGATAACATATGTTGTCATTTTTTAATATCATGAAGAAAGGAAACTATATCATGGCTAGAACTAAAACTTCTAAAACTACAAAGATCAGAAATCTTTTTAATAAAGGTAATGATGTAACTT